GAGCTGGTCAACGTGGTCGCGGACGGCGTGGCGCACCTTGGGCAGCTGGAAGACGGGGACATCGTCGTCGACGTCGGGGCGAACGATGGCACGCTGCTGGAAGCCTATGACAGTTACGGGCGCATTACGCGCCTCGCCTACGAGCCGGCGGAGAACCTGCAAGAACCGCTCAGTGCGCACAGCGACGCGCAGTACATGGAATACTTCCCCGGCGAGCATCTGCCCGAACGTGGAAGCGTTAGCCTATTGACCTCGATCGCGTGCTTCTATGCCGTCGACGACCCGATGGCGTTCGTGAGTGCCGTCAATGACGCCCTTACCTCGCATGGCATCTGGATTGTACAGTTTCAAGACCTTCATCAGATGCTGGTGGCAACTGCATTCGATGACATTTGCCATGAGCATCTATTCTATCCGAGCTTGGCTGCGATTGCTCGGATGGTAGCTCCGTTCGACCTGGCGATCATCGACGCTGAGCTGAGGTCAATCAACGGTGGCAGCCTGCGGCTGACGATTGGCCGTCGGTGGCGCCCGGTGTCGTCACGTGTCTGGGCCTTGTCGGTGGCCGAATACGGCTGTGAGCAGCCGGCGACACTGCGCGTCTTTGCCGATAAAGTCGACCTGACACGACTGACGATTCAGGAGATGGTCAAGCAGTCGGGTGTCATCGACCTCTACGGCGCGTCGACGAAAGGCAATACGCTGCTGCAGGTCTGCGGCCTTGGCCCAGGCCAGATCCGGCAGGCGTGGGAGCGCTCTCCGGAGAAGTGGGGCCGACACACGATCACCGGCATCCCCATCGTCAGCGAGGCCGACGGACGAGCGGATCCTCCGGCGATGCTGTTCGTCGGCATCTGGCAGTTCCGCGAGGCGATCATTCAGCGTGAAGCCGAGTACCTGGCGCGCGGCGGCCGACTGTTGTTTCCACTCCCGCAGGTCGAGGTGATTGATGGCGTTCGAGAGCATCTCGGTGCTCGTTCCGACACGGCAGCGATTGGATAGGCTCCAGGTGATGCTTGAATCGTTTGAGCGCACGACGAGCGGGCAGGCTCACCTCGTGTTTCGCACGGACATCGACGACGTGCCGACGAACGACCTGTTGGCAGGCCACCCGAAGTTCGTCGCGCAGCGGCTTGGCTATGCCAACTTGCCGACGATGTACAACGAGCTATACGCCAGGTCATCAGGTGACTTGTTGATGTGCGGCAACGACGACATGGTGTTTCATACGTTCGGGTGGGATCACCACATCCTGGAGGCGGCGAACCAGTACCCGGACGGCGTGTTCGACTTCGGCGTCCACACGCACAACGAGGCGAACTTCCCGTTTGCAACGGTCTCTCGGATGGCATGCGACCGGCTGGGGTTCTTCTTCGACCCGCGCACCTTCTGGGGCGACATCTTCTGGCGCGACGTTACGTCGCACTTCGGACGCGCCATCATGCTGCCGCACGTGCACATCGATCACGACTGGGTAGGATTCAACCCGGATCAGATCTTTCTCGACGGGGAAGGCGCGCGACGTTCGAATCACATGCAATACCACGGACAGGCCGTGGCGGAAGCCGTCAACAAGTTGAGGAGCGCAGCATGAAGCCCATGCACGTGTGCATTCCGGTCCTGAAGCGGTACGACCTCCTTCACAACCTCTTGGAGTCGTTGCGTGCCAGTACCGTCGAACCGGCAGGCGCCTACGTCATCGACAACGGGCGCAACGCGGTCCGCGTCAACGCAGCGGTCAGCGACTGTCAGTTCCCGGTCATCGTGTGGACGCCCGAAGAGCCGATGGGCATCGCCGAGAGCTGGAACTGGTTCCTCGACCACGTGCCCGAGGAGCGCATCATCACGAACGACGACGTGGTCTTCGGGCCACAGACGCTGGCGAAGTTTGCCGCGACGGAGAAGGACATTGTGTGGGCGGCCGAGGCGGGCTTCTCGTGCTTCATCATTCGCGACAGCTGCGTAAAGAAGATTGGGCTATTCGATGAGTCGATCTCACCGGGGTATGGCTATTGGGAAGATGAAGATTACGCCATGCGCCTTAACCGCAAAGGCAAGGGACCAGAGTTTGCGTCGTGTGGTGACGTCGTTTGTGGGGTGGAACATTTGCATAGTAAGACGCTTGAAGTGGCAACGCCGGTGGAGATGGAGGAGCATCACCGTCGGTTCTGGATCGCGCAGCACAACTACATCGAGAAGTGGGGGCTGCAAAGGGAGTACGCGAAAGGACTCGTAGAAGGGATGGTCAAGTGACTTTACAAGTAGCTCGCATGCTCGCCGAATCACTTGCCATGCAACTAGCGACATGCCCTCAGCAGTTGTGCGATGATGCCTTTCGAGAAGGCATGCATCCCCGACTGGTGGCGGGCCTGCGTGCGGCGCGAAATGCATTCACGGAATACGTTGGGGAAAATGATGCAGAGGAGCTCATGAAATCAATTCACGAAGAAGTGGCAGCGGGGTTGAAGGAGTTATGATCACGTTCCTCGTTCCGACGATCGGCCGCAAGTCGTTGATCGATACGCTGCGCTCCATCGAGACGCTGCCAGGCGACGAGATCCTCGTCGTCGGCGGCAGCAACCCGGTCTGCTCCGACCCGCGCGTGCGCTGCATCCCCTGCAAGCCAGGAGGCGACTGGGGACACACCGAACGCAACTACGCGACGCCGATGGCGAAGGGCCAGTACATCGCGCACATCGACGATGACGACATCTATGCGCCGGGGCACCGCGCGCTGATGCAAGACGCTATCCAACGGGCGCCAGGTCAGCCGGTGCTGTTCCGGATGCAGTATCCAAGTGGGGCAACATTGTGGCAAGAAAAAGTCCTTCGGTGTGGGAATGTTGGGACGCCGATGTTCTTGATCCCGAACCAACCCGAGAAGCTTGGAACGTGGAGATCGTTCGTCGGAGGTGACTTCGTCTTCCTTGAAGAGTCGAAGTGGGCGCCGGAGGAGTTCGTGTGGCGCGAAGAAGTCGTCGCGCTGCTGGGGCATAACGTATGATCATCGGCTTCAATGAACCAGCGCCGATCGGTACCATCACGCGCATCGACATCATCAAGGGTGAGGAGTACTACACAGATGTGCCTGTCATGGTCATGCGAGCAGCGACTGCTGAAGAGTGGCTCGCCGATGCAGTGGACCGCTATGGCGAGAAGGAGGGGAGAGCTATCCTAGCAGAACGACTGGCTCAGTTTCCGAATGCCGTGTTTTACGACGTGAGCATTGATTAGCGTGGGGCTAATGACTATGAAAAATCTCCTCTGGATCGGCGACGCAGGCGTTCCCAGCGGGTTCGCGCTCGCGACGCACAAGACCCTCGACGTACTGAGGGAGCACTACAACGTGACGGTGCTGGGCATCAACTACCGTGGCGACCCGCACACGTATCCCTATCCCATCTACGCGGCGGCGACCGAGGGCGATTCGGTCGGCTACGGGCGGATCATTTGGATGTGTGACGTCGTGAAGCCAGACGTCATCGTGCTGCAGAACGACCCCTGGCTGATTCCGGGGTATCTGCAGCGACTGCGTCAGTTCCCCGAGTTCCGCAACATCCCGGTCGTCGCAACATTCCGGTCGACGGCAAGAACCAGAACGGCACGCAGCACCTCAACGGCCTCGCGATGGCCATCTTCTGGACCGACTTCGGGCTGAAGGAGGCGCGGCGAGGCGGCTACACGGGACCGGCGGTGGTCATCCCGCTCGGCGTGGACCTCGACACCTACTACCCGGTCGACAAGCGCGAGGCGCGGCTGGCGCGCAAGCTCGACTTCGTGGTCGACAAGTTCATCGTCGGCAACGTCAACCGCAACCAGCCGCGCAAGCGGTGGGACCTGACGATCAAGTACTTCGCCGAGTGGACGAAGGCCGAGAAGATCTTCGACGCGCACCTCTACCTCCACACGGCGCCGACGGGCGACGTTGGCTGTGACGTCAAGCAGCTGATGAAATACTATGGCGTCTACGACCGCCTGATCCACCGGGAACCGGCCATCTGGTATGGCGACGAAGACACCATGATGGCCGTAACCTACAACTGCTTTGACGTTCAGGTCTCGACGACGCAGGGCGAGGGCTTCGGCCTGACAACGTTCGAGGGGATGGCCTGCGCCGTGCCGCAGATCGTGCCTGACTGGGCGGCACTCGGCGAGCTGACGCCCGGCGCGGCGGCCCTTGTCCCGTGCCTGTCGACGGCCATCGGCTGGCCGTATCTGAACGTCATCGGCGGTATCCCGGACCAGGAACTGTTCACGCGGCAGCTCAGCCAGATGTACCACGACAAGGAGTACCGTGCCGAGGTCGGCCGTCGCGGCTTCCACCGGGCCAACGAGGACCGGTTCCGGTGGTCCAATATCGGCCGTCGGTGGCTGGACGTGCTGGCGGGTGTCGAGCAGAAGCACAACGAGATCACGTGGCAGGACCTCGGGCGACCCGAGGAGGTGACAACGTGAAGGGCACCGCCGAGATGCTGGCCAAACTCAAGAAGGTCACGGCGATCTTCCCCGAGCGCGTCGGCGCGTCCCTGTACAAGCGCGGGCAGATCATCATGACGGCGAGCAAGCGGCTGTGCCCCGTGGCGCCGGACGGTGGCACGCTGCGTGCGTCGGGGATGGTCCATCCGCCAGAACGGGTGCGGAATACCATCTCGGTGACGCTCTCCTACGGGGGCGCGGCCGAAGCGTATGCCATTGCCGTGCACGAGCACCTTTCGGAGCACTCGCCGCCGTCGTGGCGGAACCATCCGAACGACATTCACTGGAACGTGCCTGGCACCGGGCCGAAGTTCCTGGAACGTCCGATCAACGAGGCGCAGTCGACGCTGGCGCACGACGTCGCGTCCGACATCCACTTGGAAGGGTTGAGGCTCTGATGGCACAAATCATGGGTACGCTGAACCTCTACAATGCGCTCAAGGCCGAAGGCTTCGAGTTGCCCAAGAACTGCGGCGACGTCCAATTGGAAATGCCTGTCGATGGCGTATTTGTGATGGTCTATCGCGTGATGCTAGATCAGGAAGACTTGATGAAACTTGGGCGGGCGTTGGCGCGCATGGGTGAAAAGGTCTGATGCCATTCCTTGACGACATCGCGGCGCGGCTCGTCGCCGCTGGCGTCGGTACGAAGGGTTCGAACATCTTCCTCGGGTCCAATGCCGTCATCCCAGACGGTGCCGGTCCGTTCCTGACGGTCACCGAGACCGGTGGCATGGCGCCGACGCGCATCCAGAACAAGGCGAGCGCCGCGACGCAGCGGCCGACGGCGCAGGTCGCCGTGCGCGCGGCGACGTATCCGCCCGCCCGCACGATGGCGACGGCGGCGTACGCGGCACTCGACGGCATCTACAATACGACACTAGGCAGTACATTCTATCAGGTCGTGCGAGCACGGCAAGAACCGACAGACATCGGGTTAGACGGCGTGGGGCGCCCTGTTATCGTGTTCAATATCGAAGCGGAAAAGGAGCCATCGTGACTGCCTAGCAGATCAAGCACAATGTCGTGCTTCGGCTCCCTCTTATACAGGAGTGTGACCCATGAGAAGCGTCAGTAAGTTCTTGTTCCCCGTTCAGCATCTCCTCGAATCAACGCCAGAAGGCGTCTTCGAGGCCATCAGTGGACACGGAACAAAAGTCGCCCGCGCGCCCGCCGCGACTCCCACGGTCTTCACCGACATCGCCGAGATGAAGGACGTCGCACCGCCAGAACTCAGCCGCAACGAGTTCGACGCGACGACCCAGAACCTCAACATCGACACCTACGTGGTCGGCGTGCTGCGCCGCACGGGGTTCACGATGGAACTGAACTTCCTCGACACCGACGCGTCGCACGACCACATCACGGGTCTGCTCAAGGCTACGATCACTGAGCCGCCGCCGGTAGACGGCTATCGGTTGACGTTTCCGAGCGGCGTCGTCTGGGTGATGTCGGGTCAGGTCTCGAAGTTTGCGCCGAAGTATCCCGTCGATGGATTGCAGGCTGCTTCGGTCACGATTCGACCGACGGGCCGCATGACCATCAACGGCATCATCATCGGCTAGGTCTGCCCCACGCAGCGTCACTCCCTCTCTGCCGGTCTTAGAGAGGTGGCGTAATTGGAGACCGGCACCAACTCGTATGCGTGGGGAGAGTGAGTTATGAGCAACGAACGAATCTTGACGATCGACGAAATGCTGGCGGCGGATGACGTTGAGTACACGAACATCAAGACGTGGAAGGTCAAGGACCCGAAGACGGGCGAGATGGTCCAAGGCTACGTCCGCATCGTCTCGCTGACCGCCGAGGACGTCATCAAGTGGCGTGAGTCGAGCGAAGGCGAGGCGAAGCGTACGATGGGCATCCGGCTGCTCGTCGACAGCCTCGTCGATGAGCACGGGACGCACATCGGCTCGCCGAAGTATTACGAGATGTTCAAGAAGAAGAGCAACGCCGTCATGGAGCGAATCCTGGCCGAGGTGATCCAGCTGAACGGCATGACGGTGAAGGCGGAGGAGAAAACAAAAAACGCCTGACGCGAAGCCCGAGCAGGCGCTTCGCCTATCAGATGGCCGTGAAGCTCGGGAGGGTCAACGTCGACGCGATGCTTCGGAGCATCACGGCCAAGCAGTTTCAGGAGTGGGAAGCCTATGCGAAGCTGGAACCGTTCAACGAGCTGCGCGACGACTACCGGTTCGCGAGCATCGTGGCGATGATCTTCAACATGGCGGTGGCGGTGAAGGACAGGAAGACGCTGGCGGAGTTCGTGTTGCCGTTCGGCGAGCAGCCGGAGCCGCCGCCGAAGAAGCCGGAAGAGCTGGAGTTCTGGGCCAAGATGATCGCGCTGGCATACTCGGTCGATGCAAAGGACGCCTAGATGGAAATAGGGTCGCTGACAGGCGAGATTACCCTCGAAGACAAGGCGACAGAGGTCATCCTTCAGTTCTCGGACAAGGTCAAGAAGTTCGCCGAGGAGATGGAAGGTGTGTCCGGTGCCATCGCCATCGGCTTCGGCGTCGTCACGGCCGCCGTCCTCGCGACGTCGGCGAGCATCGTGGCGCTCGGCGAGAAGGGGTCGACGCTGCTCGGCGTTGAGACGGCGTTCGACCACCTAGCCGAAGCGGCCGGGACGACGGGTGACAACCTGCGCGGCGCGCTGTCCGAAGGGCTGAAGGGCACCGTCGACGACATGGACGCCATGCAGTCCGTGCAACGTCTGCTCGTATCAGGGTTCAAGCTCACCGACGAACAGGCCACGACCCTCGCGCAGACGGCGCGCGAGCTTGGGAAGGCGTTCGGCAAGGATGCGGCCGAAGAGTTAGACATCCTGAGCACGTCGCTGGCCACCGGGAGGACGCGGGCGCTGACGATGCAGGGCGTCGTCATCGACGTGAAGAAGGGTGAAGAGGAGTTCGCCAAGTCCATCGGAACGACTGTCGATCAGCTGAACGCCGAGGGCCTGCTCGAGGGCAAGCGCATCGCCATCATGGAAGGCGTCAAGGGCAAGCGTGACGCCCTTGGCATCTCCGAACTCAGCTTCAAGGAGATGGTGCAGAATACGAACGTCGCCCTCGAAGAGTGGGGCGAGAAGCTGGCCAAGTCCGTCGCGTCATCACCTGACGTGCTGAGGGCGTACGAGACGATGAGGGACGCGGTCATCAAGACGTTCGGCGGCGACTCTCAGGACCTGATGGCGACGATGACCGGGTGGATCAACGCCTTCGCCAAGAGCGTCACGGAGCACGGGCCGGCCATCGTCAGTACGCTGGGCAACGTGGTCGACGGTATCAAGGGCATTTACGATTTCCTGTTGGAGCACGAGGACGACATCAAGACCCTCGCCGTCGGCGTTGCCGCGTATACCGCTGCATGGGCGGCGCTTGAAATCGGTGGGACGATCGTCACCGGCGTCATTGCCGGCATCAAGGCGATCACGCTCGCGGCGGAGATACTGGAGGCTGGGTCGTTGGTCGGCCTCATCACGCCAATCGGCCTCGTCGCGGCTGCTGTGGCCGGCCTCGCCATCGCCGTCTACAAGTTCAACCAGGAGATGAAGAACATCCAGAAGCCCAGCACCACGGGCGACCTGCTCGCCAGCCTCAAGACGGAGGCGGGCGCGAAGGCGATGACCATCGACGAGTTCAACGCGAAGCTGGCCGCGAAGCCGCAGCTGGAAGCTGGAAAGACACTCACGATTCCTGGCATCATGGCGCCTGGCGCTGGACTTCCAGATAACGCGCAGTATGTCAAGGACCAGGCCGAGAAGATCGAGAAGGCCACGACCGACAGCATCGCAAAGACGGAAGGCCTCTGGGACCAGTACTTCATCACCATCGACAAGATGAGCGGCGACACGGTGGGCGCGCAGATCGGGGCGATCGACCGCAAGCGAGAGGCTGAGATCGCCTCGCTCGACAAGACGAAGAAGTACAACCAGGACTATCAGAATCAGCTGCAGGCGATCGAGGCCGTGGCGGCGGTCAACCGTGCTGCCATCTTTGAGGACTTGTATAGGAAGGACGTGGCAGCTGCGGATCAAGCGGTGAAGGACCGCTTGCAGCTGGCCTATGACGAGGGAATAAAAGAAGCCGACCTACGGAAGTCTGGAAGCGATAAAGTCATCGATGCATGGAAGAAGACCCAAGACGATTTGGTAGCGATCAATGCCACGGGGCTGGACAAACAGCTGCTCAACATCAACAAATCGGCCGACGACCAGATCGCCGTCATCAAGGAGATGACGGACAAGGAACCAGGATATACGCAGGCGGCGGTCGACAACGTGAACGCCATTCGGCAGCAGCAGATTGATGCCCTGTACGTCGACAACGCCGCGCTCCAGGACAACTCGGCCGAGACGCTCCAGGCCATCGCCGACAAGGCGTACACCACGTACCTGGCGATGGCGGCAGCTGGCGGCGAGTACTCCGAGGTGACGATCAAGCACTTCAAGGAGGTCGCCGACGCGGCGCAGCGCACGGCCAGCGGCATCGGGAAGAGCCTCGGGTCGGACCTGTTCGACGC